CTGGCCGATGATCGTATATTGCTTGATGACCGTAGCTTGGTCCCCAGCCAAGGCGGCGACGCCAGCGGCTTTTAGGCCAGGAATGGTCGAGGACTGATTTACCGAGGCGACACCAGGGACGAGGAAGGGGCGGGCGGGTATGCCAAGGGCAGGCTCCCCATGCTCTTGAACATAACCAATAACCGCATTCGACACAGGACCATCACGTCCTGCTTTATCAGCAGGTATTCCTACCATGACACTTGTGGAAGCAAGCATATTTATGGATTCGGAGACCTTCGCCCAGTTATCCACTGTCTTGGTAATAGAAAACTTAGGCGCCATATTTCCTTTTCCCTAAATTAGCCGCACGTAATTTTGCACGAGTTTCGGCAGATACGGGATGCCCCATCTTTGCCGCACTCATTTTCGCTTTCGTTTCCTTTGTGTGTGGACCACGTTTTTTGCCTGTACGTGACGCCGCCATTTTCGCGAACGTCGCTGGTGATATTCCCCGACGCCTGGCACTCTCACTTGCTTTCTTACGAGACTCGGCCGACCATATCTTTCCTTTGTGGTTCTTCCTGGCATGTATAGCCAGGTTCGCTCGGGCCTCTGGTGTGAATGTGCGCACCATTACGCTTCCACGTCGTTTGGCAACCGCTTCTGGTGAATTTAATCGGGCCACTGTTTGTGCGCAAAATTCAGGATCGGCTAGCAACCGTTTTTGATTAGCACTTATTTTCGCGGATTTTCTTGCTTGTGATTCCGCTGGAATATTTGATTGACCTTCGCCCCCGTCCGTCATATTTGTTAATGGTCCGTTGGGATAGCGACCAATTGTTTTTATTAAATAGCGTTCTAGCCCGAACGCTTCCGTTTCCGTCATGTTGGTAGCGACAATAACTATTTCTACTTCTCGTCCTGCTGCTAACGCCTCAAGGATGGCTATTTGCTTTTCCCGATTTATATCAAAAGGCTTCCCAGCTAAAGCGTTAGTTATATGAGAACGACAACGCTTTAGGCTTTTGCCCTTTCCTACATAAAAAGGCCACCCCAAGTCCTGGAGTTTGTAGACATAAAAATCACGTTTTTCTTCCATGCCCCCAATTGTAATTCATTAATGTATACAATCAACATTTTATTTCAGGTGGGCGAGGAGGCCGTCTTCTTGTAGATCAAACCGCTCCCGTTCCTCAGGTGTTAGTTTTCGTTCTGTTGCGATAACACCATAACGATGGGTTGACCGCGGAAGGTCCGGGCGTTTGTGGGCTATATCAGGAGGCGCTTCCACATATTCCCATTTCACACCGGAAGGCAGCGTAGAAAAACTGGCTGGACGTATCATAGGCTTATACCTGAAACTGTCCTTCACCCGAGCCGTCGAGCGCCTGCGAGCGGATTGAGCGATATGGTTGTGGACGATAAGGCGCATGTTCATGGGGTCCCTCTCACCGATCTGAATAGACGGGAATCCTCTCAACGCATTTGAACGGCAAGGGACGCATCTTCGCCCACTCAGGATGCTGCTTCCAGAGAATACGGAGTGATTCGTGGCAGTGCTGTACCGTATCCACTGGCATGACAGCAGTATAGAACGGCTTGAAGCCTGGAGGCGCCCCCGGTGGGACAAAATAGCGCATGATCTCAGCCCCCATTGGGGCACAGAACTCCGCCTGACACGCCAAAGCAGGGGAGGCCGAGAGAACAAGCAAGGCAACCAACATTCGGATCATGGAATAATGCTCGCCACGTCGACCAGAGGCCCGGTCCAGGCTTGACCGTTGTACGGTCCATACGGAGCAGGCCTTCCGATAGCGACCAATGGACCCATACCTTTAATCCGAGCCAAGTAAATAAAGCGCTGGCCGTACGTGGTTCCTCCGAAATGTCCACCATCCGTAAGCGAGACATCACCGGTAGCATAAGCGACGGAGAGGTCCTTGACCGACTTGGAGCTGATCGGCCCAGTCGCTACGCCAGGCGTGATCCCTGCCTCCGCTTCATCCTGCGCTCGCCGCTCGAGGACCACATTATGAGCGACGAAGAGGCTCGTTACCATATCGTAGAGGGTCCCGAGCTTCTGGCTATACGTCAGATTGAACGTGGCTCCACTCCCTGCGCCGGTGGTGGAGCCTTGGCTTACGGGATTAGGACCAGGCAGTTGGAAATAATAGCCAGCGGCTTGGAGGGTGACCGCCGTTATAGTTCCGCCAGCCCCGATGTTTTTAACGAGGAGCTGTGTTGCGTTAGGCCCTTGCCCTCCTGCCGGGGTCCATTGGTCCCCGACAGCATAGTTGAGGCCCCCCACCGCCAACGCCGCAGCAAGCGATGGCTGCCCCGGATTCCCGAAGCGGTTTTGGTTCTGGTTGAGCAGCCCGTAGGCAACGTTCAACCAAAATATAATTCCGCTATCGGGATACCGAGTTTGGTCCGCGAACTCAGGTAGGTTCTGCCGAAACAGAGCCGCTGTGATCACGCGAGCTTCCTTACGCCATGCATGCGCAGGGCGAAGTGGTTGGCAAGGAACGCAGGGATGATGCTGTCGCCCTGCGGGATGTGGATTTGGTGATGGAAATAAGGCTCTGGCGCATCCATCCGGAGGGTGAGGGGAGCATTGTATGCCCTCGTGTCCGGATTCCGCGGGTCGTCGGTATAGCCCTGCCGCTGGTCGCGAACGGCAAGAGGAGCATTATAACGCTCCCGCAACTCATCCGGGATGTCATGCCGCGAGAGAGTGATGTTGAACGCCCTCGGGCTCAGGATTTTGACCATGCCGGCCGGCACCGGAGCATCCGGGTCGATGGGCTGCGCGATTTCCTTCACATAGGCCGTCCCAGCAAGGATGGCTTCCCTGTCGGCGTCATTGGTCGCAGAGGCTGCCAAAGCACGGCGTCGTTCGGTAACCTGCTGTTCAGCAATAACGCGATCAGCGTCATTGTTTGCAGCAGCCAAACGGCGTTCGGCATCGGCCAACGATGCGCGGTCGGCGGCAACCTTATCCGCTGTCACTTTGTCAACGGCGGCTTTGTCGGTAGCGAGCTTGGCAGCGGCAGCGCGCTGGTCAGCATCAGTAACGGTAGGATCGTTCGGGTCTTTTGCCATAGTTTAGAAACTCCTGTTTTGAGGTTGGAAACGACTATCCGAATTTCAGGATAATGCGTCCCAATAGCTCATGCCCGCCGGATAGACGCACTCGACGATGCCAAGGCGGCAATAATAACTTACGAAGTGATAAATCCCGGCGAACTGGAGCGGCGTCCGTTGGATCGAAGTCATCGGGAAGCGAACCCACTCCTTGTCCTTCGAATAGACGATCATCCGGTCGTGGCCGGTGCCACCTGTCCCGAGGACACCACCTGCCCCGACGCCCGCCGACCACTTCGACGAGAAGATGTCGAGGTCGACCCCTTTCTCTGCCGTCATGATGTTGTTCTCGCGGAGGTACTTCAGGATCGAAATGCTACCAGCGGCGGAGACGACCTGCGTCGAGATGAACGAATAGGCGAGCGGCGAGATCATGACACGGTTCGGGAACTTGGCATACGCCGAGGCCGTCCATGTCGAGGTCAACGCGGTGTTGACATCGTAGAGGATTTCCGCCGGCGTCTTGTTGGACCAGAGTGGGGACCCCGCAGCACCATTAGCAAGGGTGTTGAGGTTCGTCACCGAGGATTTGTTGAACAAGCCGGTATCGCCGAGCGTCGTATCGCCGACATAGACTTGCTCATCGATGTCCATCTGGTGCTTGAGCTGGAGGCCGGAGAGCTTCATCTCATCGATAGGCCGCCCAGCCGTCGCTGCCGATTCGAGCTCGAAGATCGTGTATTTGAGCTCCATCGCCCACGGATGCAGGAAGAACGGCATCTTGGCAATATCGACCGAGACGTTGGTGATCTGGGTAGTGTTCTGACTCAGCCAGGCTTTGCCCGTGCCGACACCGTTGCCTGACCCGAGGGCTCCAGGGGAGCCGTAGTTCAGCAAGGCGAAGGATGAGACTTCATCGCCGATAGAGACATCCTCGCGGAGGTCAATATCGCGGCCCCAGAACACGGCAGCAAGTGGCTCGTGCATCTTGGGGTCGAGGCGCTCTAACTCGCCGACAAGGAAGGCGCCGGTCGAGTCATACGTCATCTTGCCATCTCGCGAGCGAACGGGGCGCGCGAGGGGCTTTCCGGCAGGAACGAAGGAGGCTCCGTCCTGCACGAAATTCCGTGCAGCGTCGAACGTCATCATGATAGTTATATCTCCTTCGTGGAATCAAACATTGAATTCGACTTCGGTCAGGCCGGCGGAATCGGGGGTGCCGTTGAAGTAGGCGTTGGCCGTGAGAGCGGTAGTGCCTGCACTGGCTTCCCACCCGCCTTGAACATGGACGGTCGCAGTAGCGCCGCACCAAATGTAGGCAGGGTCCCCTTTGCCGGGCGTCCCATTGACCTGGACTACGATATAGCCAGAGCGCAGGACACCGATCACGCCACCAGAAGGGGGGGCGCCTCCCGGCGAGTTGGCTTGGCCGAAATTGCCATCTTCGGTGGCTGCCTGTGTCGGAAACGGCCGAGAGACAACACCCCAGAAGTAGGTAACAGCCGTATCGCCCGCCTGGACGCCACGGACGCCAGTCTTGTTCCCTGCGCCACCAGAAGCGGTGGTGTTGATCAGGCAAGCAAGGCCGAAGAGGAGGACCGGCGTGGCGGAATCATTATACGCAGGCTCGATGGTAAACGGGTGGGCTCGATTGACTTCCCCAGCGAAGCCAGCACCCATCCGGTAGAGGTAGGAGAACTGGGGGACAACAGGCTCGGTCATGGTATTAGATACTCCTTAGGACGAATGGTTGAGTTACCGAGCCGCGGACTTGCGGGCGTAGAACTCGGTGTTACGCGCATTGATCTCCGCGGCGGTAGGCACCTTCGCCTTCCCACCAGTTCCTTCGACGACGCCGAGGAGCGGCCCAGCCGAATCGTTGACCATGCGCTTTGCCGAGGACGCGGCCTTGAACAAGGCGCGGACGGCACCACAGCTCATCGTTGCCGGGTCACCGGTATCGCGCACGACCACACCGATAACGGGGTCTTGTGAAGCCGTCTGCAAAGCAGCTCGGCGGAGGGAGCAGATGGCGTCAAACGTCGCCTTGGGCTTGGCCGCCCGGTCGTAGGTCGGAATGGCGATACCGGGAGCGAGGATTTCAGCGGCAGCGGCAGTCGCTTGGAATGAATCAGCCAGCAAGGCACTGTCCTTGGTTTTCTTGGCGTCCTTCTTCTTCTCGGGAGGAACTTCCTCCTCGACCTCCTTGGCGGTCTCGGCGTCCATCTCGCCTTTGCCTTCTTCTTCCCCTTCGCCTTCTTCTTCGACTTCCTCAGCACCAAGGGCGGCGATCATCGCCTCAAGCTTGTCGAAGCGCTCATTGTTCTGCGCGACGTGCTCGGCGAAAGCGGCGGCTGGGACGAATTCACCTTCACCTTCGCCTTTTTCCTTACCTTCGCCTTTAGCGGCGGCGGGATCGGGCTCCTCTTCGGCATCCTCTTTCGGCTTGCCTGAGGAGCCAGGCATATAATTATGTACTTCGATTCGGTGTCCGGGAGAGCCTTCTTCATCATGTTCCATCGGGAGTTCCTCCCCGAGTTTGTCCATGAGCTCCTCTTGGTCCTTTGCCTTCAGCAATTTGCGAAGGGCATCTCCGATAGTACGCTTCGGCATTGGTGTCTCCTTGTCATGCTGGCGATGGTGGTGGTCTTTGATCGCACATTCGGATCCGCATCTCCCAGCGTGGACGAGCGCTAGGTGATTCCCGATTATGTTTTTCTGGCGTGCCCGGCCAGGCCCGGTCTGTTCATATTCCGCATCGTATCCACAACTCACTTCTACTTTTCCTGCCTTTACAGCGGCTATTGCACCAGCGTCCTTTATGACAAGGTCGGCGACTTGGAATCCCTCATCCACACCTTCGCCCTTGCGCACATTCTGGATATGACCGACTGCGTACTGCCTCCAATTCTCCGGGGTAACTTCCTCGTCTGGGTGATCGTCAACAACATCCTTCCCTTCAAAGGAGCGGAGCGTTTCTGGACGGAACACTTCGTCGGGCGAGCGACTGACGCGTATAACGCCATCGGCGCCGGGGGCAATTGGCTTCTCGTCTGCGTCGTAGACTTCACCCGGGCCGTAAAGCATTTCACCGGTGCGGCCGATCCTGACATCGTGCGCGACGAGGAATTTCTCTGGCGTGTAAGACAGTTTACCTAAACCAGTGCCAGTTAAGAACGTTGAGCTTCTATCGATGACCCTCATTTTTGATTCCTTTTTTTATGAGCAGCGCTCATCCGCGCTCTGGTCTCATCAGAAGCTTTCCGACCTCGCTGTCCTGCACTTATATTCCGACAATGTTCTTCTGAGAACACGCGTCCTTTTTGAGCAATAGACATTTTTATTTTTGTCGCCTCAGTATGATGGCGCCCCAAAAAAGCACCAGGATGTCCCATAAGAGATGCTGATAGCTTCCGTCGTGTCTCCTCCGTCGCAATATATCCACGGTGGGACTCACTTAGTTTTTGTCGTGTTTCGGCGCTTAGTTTTCTACCTGTATGAAAAGCACGAAGGAGGTCTTTGCCAGCTTGTGGCATTTTCCACCCCTTCTTCGCCGCGCTTACTTTAGCACAAATTTCTGGACTTGCTTTCCAACCAGAAACGCCACCACCGCCGGTAGTCGAATTATAGCCAAAAGGTACAAGCGAATTTAGTTTAGCAATCCAATATTTCTCTTTCTCATCAAGGTCTACGCCTCCGTCGATAATTGAAAAAACAAAGGAAGCGACTCCGTGCTTCTTGAGAGCATAAGCAAATGGAGTTTTTAGATAACCCGCGGCGCCAAGGTGGCGTTTTATCCGGATATATAAAGGTCGGCGTGTTTGACCAACATATATTTTCCCGTTAACCCGACATTCCGCTTTATAGATAATGCCAATAGACGTGCCAGTTGTCGAGAGCTTGCCGAAGTTGGAATCGACAAGGAAGGATGAGGCGCGGTCAAAGGTCAAACGCATGGGAGCCTCACGGTAACCGAAACCTGGTCAGAGCCGTCGCTCCGTCCACAAATAAATTCGATATCGTAGACGACACTGCTGAGCGGACAATCGACCTGCGCTAAGATAGACGTGTTTTCCAAGCCTGTCCCCATAACACCAAGAGAAGCTGTTCCTACGATGATGGCGCCATCCTCTAAGATGTCGTCCGGCGAATTGTCCTCGCCAGAGTAAACAACAACCGAAGTAGTCGGAGTTCCATCCAATTCAGCATCCAATGGAAGGAAATAGCCGAAGTCCAACGTAAGTGTCTGCTTAACTCCCGCCCGCACGGGAGGCATGACGATAGGTCCAACATAGAAGCCAACGGAGAATTGGACAACCGCCGTATAGCGAGCCGTCGGGACTAAAGTAGAGGCGGATGACCCTGAGACATCGGGACCACCAAGGGGTCCGCCACCGAGAGGCCCCCCGCCAATTGGCGAAGTCTCTTCATTTGTGGTAGGCGGAGCCATCCTATATTCCCTTTTAGGCGACGGCTGCCAGCTCAGCGACCAACTGGGCGAGGCTTAGGTTTGCTGGAGTGCTACCCTGCTTTGTCGTCCAATCAGCATAGACTTCTCCATGCGCCTCGACCACATAAGCCTTGAGAAATGCCGGCGTCATCGCCTGTATCTTTCCCCACGTCACAACGTAATACAGGCCGCCGCGGTAATCGATGATAGGGACGTCGTGACCGCCGAGGATCGTGGCGTCGCCGCTCACGTCCCAAGGCTGTCCGGCATTAAACTGATCCATCGCCGACTGCGGAAGGTTGACGCCGAGGCGCAGGCCGCCGAACAGCAGCGTGGCCCACTGCACATGAGCTTCGTTGCTCGGGTCGACCATGCCGGTGGCGTTGGATTTCTGCCCACAGATGCCAGTGTTAATCATGAATTGGCATATAGCGGTCTCATCGGCGCCTTGATCCGTGTTCGGGTCAGCGGGATTGTAGCCCGTCGCAGCGCTGTAGGCGTCGAGTGCGTCCTGCGTTGTGGGCTGGACAAACGTTCCGCCGGTGTTGGCCGTGTGCAGCATGATCTGATGACATGAATCGGAGATAGTACAGTCTCCGACATTATCATTTCCCATCATGCCAAGATCGATGTCCGTGCCGTAAAGGCCAAGCGCATGTGCCAGCGCAGGCAGGTAGGCGTTGCACTCAGGCGGCGCTGCGCCCAGCGGGTCGAGTGCCTTGGCTAAAGCTAGAGCACCACGCATGGTCTTGGCGGTATGGACTGCGGGTTTTCGGCCGAGTTTCAATGACATCAATTTCTCCCTAGAATAGCAATTTCTGTGCCACAAACCACCCCAATTCCCAAAGTGCGAAAGCGCCACCCAGTATTCCATATAGGCGGGAAGGGCCTAACTCTTGATGCCAGTCGTAAACCGGTACCAGGATTAAAAACCCGTCCACGAGGTGCGCCACAGCCTCGTAGGACCCTTCCACCGATGGGATATTCACCAGACGCGGCGCAATGAAGATACGGCCTAGAGCCAGTACTACGACTGATGCGCAGATAAGGAAGGTTTTATTGGCGCGTGTCATGGTCATACCCCGTTCTTATAGCAGCTATGATTATAGCAGCAGCATGGGTCTTGAACCGGACCACACGCCGCTAATCCAACGCACAGCATGATAAGGACCAGCATTCGACCGAGTCGCATCATGGCACTGGCGACGTCGCTACCGACACGCTCACCACAGCCGGCGGCCACAGCACGCCAACGCCGGCGCCTACCGCCGCGCCCAGCACCGCACCTGGAATGAACCCGATGCCCGGCAGCAGCGTGAAGCCTGTCATGCCACCGACCAGGATGGCGGTCTCGACAGTGCCGGCGCCGACGGCACCGCCGCTTTCAGCGCGATCACTGACGGTGGTGCCGCAGGCGCCGAGGGCAAGAGCGGCGAGGATAACGAGGTATTTCATGGATGGCTCCTATTTTGCCGATGGCGGCACAAGATGTGTATTCAACTGCTGTTGCATCTGTGACACCGCATCAGTCAGATGGGTTATAGCCAGAGTTGAATCTGGTGTCTTGCTTCCCGAATACAGAATAGCAGCGATGGATATGAATGCCGCCACTGCCGCTACAGCAATCGACAACATGGCCAGCGTAGCCTGACTCCGCGATGCACCGCCGCTGTCCTTGCCTTCGATCAGCGTCAGCCGCGCCTTGATGTCCTCGATCTTGTCGTTGAGCCCAGCAGTCGTATTGCTGATCAGCACGCCGAGCTGGTCGATCTGCTTCGTTGTCGCGGCTTCGCTTTTGGCGATGGCGAGAGCGCTAGACTTGTTCTGCTCACCGACAGCCTCTTTGGCAGCTTGCAGCGCGGCGTCCACGGCAACCTTGCTGTCGCGCGAGGTCTGTTCCGTTCGCACGTCTCGCTCGGTGAACTGCACCCCGATGCTGCGAAACTTCTCCTCGTGCACCAGTGAGACCCTGGTAAGCTCGGACAGCACCAACTCCCGCAGATGGGAGACCTGTTTGTCCGTATCAGTCGGTACGCGCGTCAGGCTGTCTTGGAAGATGACAACGGCCTTGTCCATGCCGTCGAGACGAGCATCAATCAGCAGAGACAGATTGGCTATCTCACGGCGCAAATTCTCCGTCGTGAGTAGCGTAGGATCGGGAAGTGGTACGCTTCCCTGCATAGTAGAAGCCACGATTTGGCCTAATGTGTGCTCAGGTGCAGCTTGGCCTTCGCCGCCACCGGCACGGGGCTGATGCTCGGCAGCACTGGCGCCGCGACGTGCAGGATGTTAGCCGCACTCATGATCTGGAAGTAGCCGATCACGGTGTAGCAATCCTGCGGGATGGTGAGACCACTACCGGTCATCTGTTGCAGCTTCAGCAATTCGATGACGGCGATGGAACCCAGGCTGATCGGGCCATCATTAACCGGCTGGAACGACTGCACCGCAGGAGCGCCGGCCACGACCTCGACGCCGAGGAACTGGTTGATGTCGTGCTGGCACGCGGCGAGTGGCAGGGTCGGCGGGATGATCCCGATGGCTGTGGCGCCGTCGAGGTTTGCCGCCGTGCCGACGAGATCGGTCTTGAGATTGCCGGCGGGGTCGAGATTGAGTCCACCAACGATGTCGGGGATCGGATTTGGGTTGTTGGTAATCGGTGCCGGAGTACCTGAGCACGCCGCAAGCATCAGCAAAGGAATAAACAGTATGGTTTTAGACATCAGACTTCCTTTCTAAGGCACTACTCGAGGATCGCCGCCAATGGCAACCCATGTTCCCGTCGCTTTGGAATACCAAGCCGTCCCCGTGGTCACGTAGATCACGCTGTTGTACCAGAGCAACGCAGTACCGTCATGCGTGACCGGATCGGCTATCCCGTTGGTTGCTACCTGCCCTTTGCCGATGAGCGTCCAGACATTGCCCTTGGTGTCCACGATCTGCGTGGCTGGAGGAATGATGGTGCCGCTAGGCGAGGCAACTGGAGGCGCTGGCGTAGGCGGCGTCACAACGACCGCCACGCCCCACGAGTTCATCGAAGCGTAGATCGTGTTCCCACGGCTGTTAAAGCATATCGTCGCATACTGCGGAACGCCACCAGCCGCGTTGATAAAGGCTGCGGGCGGAAGCATCGGCGTCGCGGTCGAGTTCACTACGGTCAACGGCGTCGGCGCTTCGTTGAACGCACAATCCCCATTGGAAGGCGGGATCGCGCCTGCGATGATCAGTTTCAGATTCGCGCCATTCATCGGGACGAGCTGCCCGGCGTGCGCGGGGTCTGAGATCGTCACGTCCGCTGTTGCTGTCGGCTCAATCGGACTGGCGCCGTTGAGAATGCCATTTAGGAGCGAGAGATTCGGACCAACACCAGTGATCGAAATTTGCTGCGCAAAAGCCGGCAGTGCCAAGAAAACGAGGACTAATGTCGCGATCAATTTTCTCATGGCACTCGCGGCGGCAGTTTGATCATTAGAGATAGCATCATCAACACGGAATGCGGTATATGGTTATGCGCGAGGTCGAGGTCTTCCATCGAAAACGTGGCGAGACCATCCGTGGAGATTGTCAACGTTGGGTCTTTCTGACCATGCTGGATCGCAGTAGCAAGCGTGCGCAGGTCTAGGATGATACGAGCCGATACGTTGGCGCTGAGCGTGTAGGTGCTGAGCGTGGTAAGTGCCTGTTGCAGAGCGGTCGCTTGGACGAGGTTAAGGTTCATATCCCATACTCAAACGCGCCAGCATCGAACACGCCACCCGTGTTCGGCCGCGCCACCAGTGGCGGGATCGGCGTTCCCGGCGTCGGCAGCCCAACATAGTTGATCTGGTACGCTGGCACCAAGCTGTAGCCCTCCGGCGAACTGCCGGGATTGGTTCCGGCGCCAATCGCAGCCGAACCTAGCACGAGGTTGTAGTCATAGTTCGATTCGTTGTTGAAGCCCGGCACTGGTGCATTATACGTCGGCACTCCAGGTCCAGGATTGGCCGTCGAATAGTTGGTCTGGAGGTTGTGGGTGCCCTCTATGACAAGAGTCCCAGACGGGGAAACGTACCCACCGTTCGGCGTCACGTTGAAATACTCGACCAGATTGTTGTCGAAGTAACCAATCGGTGATCCGGTAATGGACAATCCTATCCACGGATACGGCGGGTCTAGTGTGATAGGACCAAAATACGAGCTACCAAAGAAAATGATATAATCTCCGGTGTTGGCACTGATGGTAAACTGCTGAAGCGTAGTGTTATCCGGCCCGTTTGCCACCGTCGGGAACGAACCCGTCGCGTGCGTAATGGTGAGACCAGACCCGGTGAGCGCGTCGGCAAGTACCTGCCCACCGCCGCTGGCTGTGATCGCAAGGCCAGTCTGCGGAGATGAAAAGGTCTTGTATTCAACTAACGTGCCGCCACTTGGAGTCCCTGTGAACCCGGATTGCGGGCCTCCGTTGGGCACAAACGCCACAACCATCGTGGTGGCATCAGTGGTATTGATCGTCGATCCAGAACTGCCTTGGAACGGGAGTGATGCGTTTGGATCAAAGCCGGTCGCGCCTGACACCACAAACGCAGCGCCGTAGGTATTTCCATAAAAACAGACTTCGTTGACAACATAGTTGGTGAGCGTCGTCGGCGCGATGGCGTACCATTCCTGATAAGTGCCATAAGGGTCTATCACCGATCGGCGAAACCACTGCAGCTTGAACGGATTATTATTCACAATTCCGCTTGTCGGTTCCGTCCATCCGGTCCCGATTGCAATCGGACTGGCATTCTGCTTGTACCAATTCTGATTGAAGATGGCCGCCAAGTTGTTAATTCCAGTCGTCGGCTCCGTCCAACTTGTTCCAATCGCAATCGGCGTTGCGTTCTGTTTCGTCATCGGAAGGGCACTGTAGAAGTTCGGGCTTTCAAAGACAGTAGTGGCGTAAATGTTATACCCCGTCGCGCCTGCGACCATCGGGGGCGATGCCACAGTGAGTAAAGTGTTGGCGGTAGTGGTGAAATACATACTGAAAGTGTTGCCGTGCCCCGTGTTAAGTGGATCAAAGAAGAAGCCACTCCCCATCAGCCCCATGTTGACGCTCTCAAACGCGCCGAACTGATATGTGATGGTCATCTCGACGTTTCGTGCCGGCAGCGATCCACCTGTGCTCTGAGTAATAATTTGCTCAGTTGTAGCCGGCGGGTCCCAAAAATACAGGGTAGGATCAGCACCAGGATTGTAGAGGCCAGTCGGATACATCCGCGGATCGAAATATCCCACATATAGATTCCACCCAACCGCTCCGGTCCTGACCTCTGCCGTTGGCACCTGGAGCAAATTATTCGCGCTTACTACATAGGGAAGTTGCTGCGGACCATTGATCGATGAGCTTAGTACCTCGGTCTCAGCACCCGTAGCATCAACATTGGAACTCTGCACCACGTAGCTACGTTGCGGCAACGATCCACCAGGCACTTGACTAGGCACAGGTGCAAAGGGCGGCCCGACTCCGATAGTGCCCAAAGACAAGGATTGATACGATATCCCCGGATTGGGCGAGGCTAAATGCACGTTCCACCCATAACCCAAAGGCGACGCTCTGATCGTATTGTTGATTACGTAGATTTCCTGAGTGGGATTGACTGCCCCCTCTGCACAGTAATTGATTGCCACGTTGGACGGGTAAACTGACTGA